AGAATTGATTTCTTCGCATGAACCTACTTCACCCAAATCCCCCGTACCACGATCTTGAGCGATCAATTGGCCTTTTATCTCATCACTTATCATTATCATATTTATATGATTTTGGCATGTACATCCACAAGCCGTTTTGGTATAATAATATATGAAATCACTTATCTCTCATGTCCCAATTTAACAACCACATCATACATTTTGTGACTTTTACAGAGAAGATTTGAAAAAATTCATAAACAGTTGGCAGTCAACGATATAATATCTATGTACAATTGGTGAAAATATGGTATAATTAATACTGTAACCAACTACTAAAGCTTATGAATAACAAAATCAAATACATCATCGACTATAGGGGATATGGCAAAACATATGACCTTACTAACACTCGCACCGGCGAGCATACTGAAATCACTCGCGAACAAGCTAAGGATTATGTCAGTACTTCGCCTGATTTCGGCAATATCAGCGACACCTATTTCTCAGCCAAAGCTGACGTCGCTATTCGCTCAGTTCCTCAATCAATCGTCGCCTAATATAATTATATGCTTTACAAATCCACAGATATGTGGTATAATATCTAAAATTAATAAATACAACTATGAATAAAAAAATCATTACACTTATCGGAGCGACATTGATCGCATCCTCAGTTCATGCTAATCATCAACTTGACCAAGGTCTTCGTGATGGCATTGTAGGCGGAATTATCGGAGCTATTATTGGTAACAATACTGGCAGTGGAGACAGCGAAACTGGAGCTCTTATTGGAGCAGTCAGCGGCATTAGTTCAGGCGTTTTAAATCGTCGATCACATTCTAGTGGTCATCGTGTCCATACCAGATCTGTACATCATGGTCACCACGTTTCTCATCATCCAGTTTACACAACTATTTACGAGCAAGTGTGGGTTCAACCTGTCTACAATTACGACGCATACGGAAATCCCTTCGTGATTCGTGTAGGTTACTACAAAACAATTACGCGTAGAGTACGTATTCGCTAATTTTATTATTTACAAACCATCAACATTGATATATTATTACATTATGACAGAAAATCAAAGGCTCGCATTTATTAAGAAAACAGTTAAACGTCTCGATAGGCAACGAAAAGGTCTGCCTGCTCGTGGACGACTCGCTAAGGCAAAACCCGCAGTTATAGAAGATTACGTTGACTTCGCACCAAAGAGTGCAAGTGAAGATGACATCAAAGAAGAGTTTGATTTCATGACGAAATATACTGCTGATGCACTTGTAGATCTAAGCGAATAAGAATATGGCTAAAGTACTAGATAAATATAATCGCGTTGTCGCCTGCGATTCAAAATATACTGGCGAAGAACCACGGTGGGACGGATGTGAAAGTTGGGACCCCGTGAAGTTTATGGTGAATCGAAATCGTATGTTTGGTTTCTACAATTACTATCTAAGCGCTAAAGATCTGAAGGTCTTTGCTCTTGAGTGGATGAAGATCAATGGATATACGAAGGATGAAATCAAATATATCAAAAGCTTAAGAGATACATTGCCTTCTGTTACCACATCTAAGTTATGTCGAGCTCTTAATAATGGCATGTTGCCTACGTGTGATGGCTATAAGGAGTACTACAAAGACAGACCAGGATATAGCGTCGCTGCGCCTCATGATGATCTTGCACATGTAAAGAAAGAGATTAAGACACTCTTATCAAATTATGTGAAAGTTGTTGACACCTCTGATAAGCCCGATTCAAACCAACATAAGGCAAATATTAGTCCTATCGAGAGGTTGAAAAACAAAGTAGTGAGTACTGTATGTGCTGAACTTGATTGGATGCTTGACGATTGGATTAACTGTGAGCCTAAGGTACAAGGAATTAATGTTTATTCTCTCCTTAAACAACACACTATTCCAGCTGCTGGTTTGAAATATGTGGAAGAATGGTTAGGTAGATGCAAGTCAGAATTGGTCGGGGCGATTGAAGGTGATCCTGACAGCGTTGAGGGTTATTCACACTTAACCAAACCAGCAATTCGAGCACGGATTAAAGAGCTTACTAAAATGGAGGAGCAGGTTTCTAAGTTTAGAGCTACTAATACAAACGCTCGTAAACCTCGAAAGAAGAAGGTTCAGAGTGCTGATCGTCAAGTGAAGTCTCTTAATTACCTAGCTGAATCAGATGAGTATGCTGTTACTTCTATGTCACCATCGAATATTCCTGGAGCACGAAGGCTATACACATTCAATATCAAATATCGTCGAATGACTGTATACGAATGCTCTTCTACCGATGGTTTTACGGTGAAAGGAACCTCGATTAAAGGATTCGACGAGAAGTTGAGTTACTCTATGTCGCTTCGTAAGCCATCTGATGTTATTAGCGCAGTCGTAACCAAGACTGAAAAGCAATTAGATAAGATCATTGATACTCTCACAACTAAACGTAAAGAAGCGAACGGTCGAATTAATGATCAAACACTTATTCTTAAAGTAACATAATGGCTAAAAAAATACAAATCAAAATATCGATGACACGCGAAGAGCTTACTCTTCAGACAGAGATGCTCGTTCATAAAGATCAAATGTCGTACGCAGAAGCTATATGCCATTTGTGTGAGCAGCGTATGATAGATCCTGCAGACATGGCAAAGCTCGTTAAAGGTCCACTCAAGTTAAAGCTTGAGGCTGAGGCGATGAACAGAAATATAATTAAGCGTACTACATCTACGTTATTTTAATGAACGGTCATAAGGCATACAGCATCTATAGTTCTGTTAAGTTGCACTTTACTCAAGAGAGTTATGATGCATTTAGATATAACTTTAAAACAAATATCAAAGCTTCTACCTTTGAGAGAAGGAAAGACCGATATTTTTTCGAGAAGATTGCACGCAGATATCCTAACGAAGATGATTTAAAACTCTTCTTTGTCGATAACATCGTGTCAGATAAAGTGTGGATCGGAGACATGGATGATACGATTCATGAAAAACGAAACGCATATCGCCAAGCATTAAACTATAATTTTGAAAAAGAAATCAAGATTATACGCGAAGAAGCTTATAAATATAACCTCGACTTTGACGGAGTTTGTAAAGCAAATTCCAACAAAACCGATAATCTCTTGCTTAATCTCTATATGAGTCAGAAGATATCAGCTGATACCTTCGTGATTATAGATCATTTAGTAAGTTTTATCAAAAGCCTGAGGAGTGAACTCAACGATCCATTAGGAATCGTAGAGTCTACTCTTCTTATACTAAGAAAATACCAAAAATTCAGTATTCCACTGATGGCAGTAAACGAAAACAAATATCGTAAAAGACTCATTTTGTTGTTTACACCAGAGCCTAATCAGTATAATATAGAGTTTGTCGGTATTAATAATAAACCGCAATACAAATAATACAAATCGCAATACAAAAAAATAATAATATGTCATTCGCAAACCTAAAACAAAACCGTGCATCAGCAATCGATAAGCTCATTAATGCAGCTTCTAAAGACACCGAAAAGAAATCATACGGTGATGATCGATTCTGGACACCAACCGTAGATAAAGCAGGTAATGGTTACGCCGTTATCCGCTTCTTACCCTCCCCTGAAGGTGAAGACCTCCCGTGGATTAAGTACTGGGATCATGGATTTAAAGGTCCAACTGGTCGCTGGTATATCGAAAATTCTCTTACATCGATTAGTCAAACTGATCCTGTAAGTGAAATGAACACACAGCTGTGGAACACAGGTCGTGAAGAAGATAAAGAGCTTGCACGTATGCGTAAGCGTCGCCTTCATCACGTCTCCAATATCCTCGTTATCTCTGACTCTGCTAACCCACAAAATGAAGGAAAAGTCTTCCTTTACAAGTACGGTAAGAAGATCATGGATAAGGTAATGGATGTTATGCAACCACAGTTTCAAGATGAAAAGCCTGTTAACCCATTTGATTTTTGGGGCGGTGCTAACTTCAAGCTGAAAATTCGTAACTTCGAAGGCTATCGTAATTATGATAAGTCTGAATTCGAAGATTCCTCTGAACTATTCGAAGGAGACGAAGCGAAGCTCGAGTCTGTATATAATACTATTCATAGCTTAAATGAGTTCGTTAGCCAAGACAACTATAAGTCTTATGCTGACCTTAAGAAGAAATTATATGAAGTCCTCGGCGAAGAAACCGTAGCAGATACATTTTCGACAGATACACAAGTCGAGCTTAATGAGACACTTCCACCACGAGTTGATGCGCCTGCCGTTAAGGTAGCTGCTCCTCAGGAAGATACTAATGTAAGCCTGGACTCAGAAGATGATGGTGACACACTTGACTATTTTGCCAAGTTAGCCCAACAAGGCTAATCGTTTCTGTTCTAGAATAAGTAGAGGGAAGTGGCTTGTGCTGCTTCCCTCTTTTTTTTACCACGATAACGCAGTAGCTCCAAATAGATTTTGTGTTTTGTCTATATGAGCTGGAGCAGCGATGGTTGTATTCGATACAGAAGACTTTGAGTTATTTACTGTATTCGGGGCAATGACTGCTCCAACACCTACATCTTTACTTTCACCCTTTAATTCGGCATTTTCCTTTTGACTCATCGAAAGTTCTGGACCTGAACGACCACCTCCGCCTCCTAAGAAAAGCTCTTTAAATTTCTCTTTAGGAGATGTCTTCAATTCGGCACCTCTAAGCTTTGAAGCACCCTTTAGAAGTAATCCGGGAGGAGTAAATGAGGCAGCCTTTTTAGCAAAATTGCCAGCTTTCTTTAATAGATTCGTGAACAATGATTTCTTCGGCGCAGCTGCGATACTAGCAGCAGGTGACTGAGGATTAGCAACAATAGATTCATCATTTAATATATTTTTTGCGATGTCACCTTTTAAGCCCCTATCGAAGCTACTTGCGTCGATGCCTTTTCTTTGTTGATATCTTGTTCTAGCAAACTGCATAGACTTTCCATTCCGGCTATTTCTTAGCTGCGGACGAAGCGCTCCCTCCTGAACAAGCATATCTTTTTCACGCTCATTGACGTTCCTTCCAGCGGCGCGATTTGCATTTTCTAATTGCTTAAGTTTAT